CAGTTATGGACGACTTAATAAGATTCCGTTCCAAGACATTCAATGGTATCATGCCGCAGCGCCGGGATTACTTTTAATACTTACAAGACTAGGTGTACCTGTTAGTACTTCTTTCTTGGTATTGTCGGCGTTTGCTTCCACATTTATTTTAGAAAAAATGTTAATGAAGTCCATGATGGGTTATGCAGTGGCAGCTGTCGCAGCATATGCTATTTGGATTGGAGTAACTAAAATTCTAGATGAAGCTAAGCCAGTAAAAGAAGAACATAAACGATATTGGCGAATAGGTCAATGGGTAACTACAGGATTCCTATGGTTCACGTGGCTATCGCATGACATGGCAAATATTGCAGTGTTCCTTCCTAGACAAATACCAGTAGATCTTATGGTCGGCATTAGCTTTGTTTTTATAGCTGGCTTATGGTGGATGTTTAGAGAAGGTGGTGGTAAAATCCAGCAAATTGTTTTGGAAAAACATAACACACGTTATGTAAGATCTGCGACAATTATTGATGGCGTTTACTGGCTAATTCTATTCTTTTTCAAAGAACTAAATGATATTCCAATGTCAACAACATGGGTATTCGTTGGTCTTCTTTGTGGTCGTGAATTGGCTATGGCTACTATGACTGGTAAGGAAAAGTTCAAAGTCGTATTCCCTCTGATTGGAAAAGACTTTCTTAAAATGATGGTTGGACTTGCAGCTTCGGTTGGAGTCGTATTGTCAATACACTACATCATAGTACCAAACGGACTATAAAAATTCACCTCTCCTTTCGGTGATAAAAAGCGTCTCAATGCGAGTCTGAGGCGCTTTTTTAATGTACAAACTTGTATAAATAGTGTATAATATAACTAAAGGATAAAGTCATGCAAAGATTTAGAACCTATATGAAGGAGATGGCAGCTGTGAGTATAAACGATTTAGATATGAATTTTATTAAAAGGGCTGAAAGAGTTACTTCTTTTAATTTAAGTGCAAAAGATTTTCAAAGTATAAACAATAAAGCCGAAATACAGCATCTTATTAAGAAACATTTCTTCCCAGACTTTGACTTAGATAAAACTATTAAAGATCAGCCAACCGCTAAAGCTCTTAATGATTTAATAGACGATTTGCAGAGCGAGAGTTTTTCGATGTACAACAAGTTGCATAACTACCCATTAAGTGGAGTTGGTCCGGCTGAAGCAACGCTATATTTCTTATGTGACAAAGCGCAATTAGGTGGCGGCGGATCTGCTGGAGTTGATTTAAGAATTGGAGCTAAAGAATACGAAATAAAAGCGGCATTAGTTAACGCACAAAAAACTCAGGTAAGCGGATTTAAGCTCGGTGCTGGAGTTGACTTCAAGCCAATCATAAAGGAATTGATGCAAATGAAAGATTTGTATGGTATTAAAACTACTGGTAAAGGTAAAGAAGAGATACCTTCGAAATCTGGTATAGAAGTTTTTAGACAAAAAGATCCTAAAAAAATGGCAGCACTAGATAAAATGTTTCAAAAAGAATGTAGAGATTATTTTGGAAATCATGAAGTAATATTTATGGCTAATAATGCTAGTCAAAAAATTGATCCTGACTTTCCAGATGCAGGAAAACAAAAAGTCTTATCAAAAGGATCTGGAAGATGTATAGCAATACAAAAAGTTAATCCTTTAAAATGCAAGATACAAGTTGTAACTCAAGGCATAATTAAACCAATAATATTGTTGAAGTAAAATGAATTTTAAAGAATTTATATCAGAACAAAAAAATACTCATATGACTCATATCGAAGACAAAGTCTTATACGGTGGAGTCGATGGAACGAGACAAGCTATACTTGCTCTTCGTTCTCTTAGAGACATGTTAGGAGGAGCTAAAGATGGAAACGTTAGCGTTAAGTGGGATGGAGCACCAGCTGTTTTTTGTGGTACTGATCCTCGCGACGGTAAATTTTTTGTTGCTAAGAAAGGGATCTTTAACGCCACTCCAAAAGTTTACAAGAACAATGCTGATATCGATGCTGATACTGATGGTGATCTCAATTTAAAATTAAAGAATGCTCTTAAGTATCTACCAGATCTTGGTATCAAAGGAGTGGTACAAGGTGACTTCTTGTTTGACACATCAGATGTAAAGACAACAAAATTAAAAGGTAAGTCTTATGTTACTTTTCATCCAAACACTATCGTTTACGCGATACCAGCAGGAACTGCAGCTGCTAAAAAAGTTAAAGCTGCTAAAATTGGTATAGTTTGGCACACTACTTATACTGGAAACTCATTTGAAACTATGAAAGCGTCTTATGGAGTCGATACCAGTAAGTTTCGCGATAGTAAAAACGTTTGGTCACAAGATGCTATGTTAAGAGACATGACAAAATTTACCATGACTAAGGCAGACACGGAGGAAGTCAATGCGCAACTTAGCAATGCTGGCCGGATTTTTAATAAAATTTCTGGTAGTACCTTACGTACTCTCGAAGCTAACAAAGACATTGCTCAACTTATTGAAACGTTTAATAATACTTTTGTACGAAGAGGTGAAGTCATTGGTAATACCAAAACCCACGTTGCGAAATTAATAGCGCACATCAAACAAAAGTTTCAGAAAGAGATAGATAAAAGAAAGACTGATAAAGGAAAGTCAGCTCAACAGAAAAAACTAGACGAAATATTAAAATTCTTTTCACCTCAAAACAAAATCAGCTTACAAATGATGTTTGAACTTCAAAAATCTGTTGTTCTAGCAAAACTAAAACTTATAAATATACTTAATAAGTTAAATAGCACAGAAACTTTTTTGAAAACTAGAAATGGTTATCAAACTACTGGTCAAGAAGGTTATGTGGCTATTGACAAACTTGGTGGTGATGCCGTGAAAATCGTGGACCGTATGGAGTTCTCATACGCAAACTTTTCGCCAGATATATTAAAAGGATGGGATAAACCAGGGAGGAACTAATGGCCCAATTAAAATCTTTTTTCGACTTAATGAATGAACTTTCTATGAAGTCGGATAAGAAACTTCCAAATTTAAAATTACCAGCTAAAGGCAAAAAAGGCGTAAGTAAGTTTATGCGTAAGAAAGCCATTGGCCAGATGAAAGATGCTGTACAAAGCGCTGATAGAAAACCAGAAAGATACATGAAGCCTGATGGCAAAGTTGGAATTAGAATGGTTAAGACCGATAAAGAAGTTATCAAGAAAGAATCTATAGATAATCATCCAAAGGTTAAAGCAGCTCGTAAAGCACATGCCGCTGGTACGTGGGACGGCAACGTAGATAAAGAAGGCGAAGCAGTAGTTCACATCAATGGTAAGCCACACACTGTAACTAATAAAAGCAAAACTAAAAATCTTAGAAAAGAAATGGTCGATCCTATGGACTTAAGAGGTAGACCAAGAAAAAGAGATCCATATCCAAAGTCTCCATACGGCATGAAACATCCACTTCATCCTCTTAATATACAGAAATCAAAAGAAAAAGAATTAAAGAAACAACAGAAGAAGAAAAAAGACGAAGGTATGTCATTCGATCAAATGATGAGAATGCATCATCAAGCTTCTGCCAGTCAAAAAAAGAATCAAAAGAAAAGAGACGACAAAGAAAAGAAAAGCTATGGCGCTAAAGCTGATATGGATATGAAAGCAAGAGGCACTATTAAAAAAGAAGAACAAAATGGTCTCATGAGAGAAGCTAAATACAATTATTTTGATACTAAAGACGATGCACACGCACACGCAAAAAAGCATGGCGGCAAAGTATATACAAATACTGGAAAAGGAGCAACAAAGGTAAAGGGTAAACCAGTCAATACCCACGTTGTAATCAAAGATGCCGTTGATGAAGCTCTAACCATGGCTCAAAGAATGAAAAAGAAAAGAGACATGAGAAGAAATAAAGCACGTATAGCAATTGGTAGAAAACGTGCAAAGAAGAAAATGGCTAACATGAAGGTCATTAAAAAAAGATCAGACAGACAAGCTAGAAACGCTATAGCTCAAAAGCTTACGAGGGGAATACCAAAAAGAGAGCTTACTCCTTCTAGAAAGAGAGAGATCGAAAAGAGACTAGAGTCTCCAGCATTAAAAAGAAGAATCCAAGTATTATCAAAAAGAATGTTTAAGGATGTACGTAAAAAAGAAGTGATGAGGAAAAAAAGTTAATGATAAGTTCATTTAAAAGTTATTTGATAGAGGAAGAAAAGACCGTATTCTTTACGTTTGGTCGTATGAATCCTCCAACTACTGGTCATGAAAAACTAATAAATGAATTGGCTAAAAAATCAGGTAAGCACTCGTATCGTGTTTACTTATCACAATCAGTAGACAAGAAAAAAAATCCATTGAACTACGTATCAAAAGTAAAAGCTGTTAGAAAATTCTTTCCTAAGCACGCTAGGCAAGTGATGCTTGATAAAAAAGTTAAGACGGTTTTTGATGCAGTTACTGAAATTTTTAATGATGGATATAAGAATGTTTCGATGTTAGTAGGCTCTGATAGAGTTAACGAGTTTAACGCACTACTGAAAAAGTACAATGGAGTTAAAGGTAGACACGGTCTATATAACTTCAATAAAATCAACGTAATTTCAGCCGGCGACAGAGACCCGGATGCTGACGACGTATCAGGAATGTCAGCGTCTAAGATGAGAAATTTGGCGAGTGAAGGAGACTTTACACAATTCTCACAAGGGCTGCCACGGAATGTTTCAAATGCAGACGCAAAGAAGGTATATAATGAAGTAAGAAGAGGTATGGGACTAAAAGAACAAAAGACGTATTTTAATAAGTTACATTTCGAGCCTGTCTCCGAGAAAAGGGAGGCATATGTTAAAGGAAACTTGTTTAATATTGGTGATCATGTTACTGTCATGGGCAGTGACGAACTCGCTAGTGTTACCAGTCTTGGAACTAATTATGTCATTATAGAGCAAAATGGTAAGTTCTTTCGAAAGTGGCTTGATTCTATCGAGCTTGTAGAAAAAGAAGGAAAAAAAGAAGTATCACAAGACAAAGACGTTAAGAAGGCTAAAGGAAGTCAGCCTTCTGTGTATTATAAAGGTTTAGGTAAGTCTACCAAGAAAAAAAGACTTTCACACTTTAATAGAACATCAAAAATGGCTGATGATAATCCTGCAGCTTATAAACCAGCTCCAGGAGACAAGACAGCTAAAACAAAGCCAAGTAAACATACATTGAAGTACAGAAGAATGTACGGAGAAGATGCAGTTGCTGATGCTAAAAAGAAAATCGAAAGAGAAAAAATGGTTGACAAGATGAAACATGCACGCATGTTAGATCGAGCCAAAATTAGAAAATTAAAAAACAGGGGTGTAACAAATGCTTAAATTTTCAACATTCGAAGAGTTACTCGAGAACGAAGGACTCAAGAAGAAAGCAGCTAAGTCTGGAATTTCTTTAGGAACTTTAAAGAAAGTATATAACAGAGGTATGGCTGCTTGGAAAACAGGTCATAGACCCGGCACTAATCCTCAACAGTGGGGAATGGCTCGAGTCAACTCGTACATAGGAAAGGGAAAGGGTACTTATTACGGTGCTGATTCTGATCTTAGTGGTAAGGGCAAGAAGAAATCTAAAAAAGAATCAGTAGATGAAAGAGTTACAAGCATAGCTTTTAGAAAAAAGACTGCCATGGTTAATCCTATGGATAAGAAAAACATAAGTGATATGGCTAAAGATAAAAAGTATAAGGGTAATACAAGTGCTCTCATGAAAGATGTTAAAAAGAAATATCCAGATCAGCACCACAGTAAAATTGTTCAAGACATCTATAAAAAACATGCTGAAACAAATGAAGCTACTGTAAAAGAGATCTCAAAAAATCTTGCAAGAAGATACGTAAACAAAGCTGCAATAGATTTGTATCATAAAGGCCACTCTCAAGGTACAGCTGATACGATAGATAGAGCTGGTGGTAAACATCCAGATCAAAAATACAAAGGTGGACCTGAGTTTAAAGGTGCACGAAGAGTTGGTGGTATACAACGAGCCACACGAAAACTCATGAATAAAGAAGGAATGTCTGACGCAGAAAAGAAAGCGCACGCTGACGCTATTGCAGCGTTTAAAGCAAAAGGTGGTAAGGTTAAAAAATTACAGCCAGGCTACGCACAAGGCTATCACGGTAAAGCAGATCCAGCGGCTGGTATGAAAGGCATGATGGATAAAGGCGATACAAAATTTATGCCAAAGAAAAAAGTAAGGAGTATGAAATGAGTTTAAGAAAAGCAATCCTCGACGTTTTAGAAACCACAAAAAGCGAAGAAGCCGAGTTAGAAGAAGCGACTAATATGTACACTGACGACATAACTGGTTTTCAAATCGATAGATTTGCTGGCAAAAAAGGACCAAGCTTTCAAATCAATTATGGAAGAGGTAAAGGCAAACATATTCAAATTCCAAAGAGTGATATGAAAAGAGTTATTACTCAAATGACAAAAGCAATGAATGCTAAGTAGGAGATAACAATGAGAGATTTCTTTCAATTAAGAAAAGAACTTAAAGAAGATCAGTTTGGTACGTTCTTTATAAAGTTTGAAGGAATTAAGAATCCTAAAAAAGTTGACACTGCATTTGAAAGAGCAACTCAATATACTTTCTCAGCTTTAATGGAAGATGCTGATATTGAGATGGAAGGTGAAGGAGAGTTTGTCGGACAAAATATTCTGAAGATAGATGCAGATAAGTCTGAAATGAAAAATATTAATAAGTTCTTAAATGCAAGAAATAGACTCGCTAAACAAACACAAGAAATGATAAAGAAAGCGCCTATTGCTCCAAAAGATAGAGGTAATCCTAAAGCTACAACTGGCGCAGATAGAGTATCAGATAGTAATATAAGAAGATTATATGAAAAAAGAGCCGATCACTTTTATGTAACTGCCTTACTTATGAAGCTAGCAAATCCAAATACTGTACCAAAATATTCAATTCAAAAATTTATGAAAGAAAGTATTAACGAAGATATCGCATATCATAAGAAAGCGATCGCCCATCATAAAACATATGCGCATAGTCATGACACTGAGAGATTAAATCATGATAGTGATGATGAACATGATAATGATCATTCAAATGCAGAAGATGCTCATAATGAAGCTGCTAGTCATCATCAAAAAGCTCATGATGCTGCAAAAAAACACGGTACTAGTTCTTCACAATATAAAAGTGCGGCCAAGCAAGCACACAGTTCTTCAACGGAAGCACATGACAGCCACGCAGATTTTGAAACTATTAAGAGAGATCATCCTAGTAAAAACTTAAAAATAAAGAAGACACACTAATGCCACTAAGAAAAGACGCAACAGCCGGAGATTACGTAAAAGACTTTAGAAAGTCTAAGGCTCCGCAATTTAAAGGTAAGTCTAAAGATAAGAGACATCAAATGGCTATTGCAGCTTATCTAGATAAACGTGATAACCAAAAAGAAGCTAAGTTTGCTGGCAATAATTTAAAGTTATTCTCTCAACTTAATAGAAATGGAACTAAGCCAGAGCTAGATAGAAACATACCAGAACTATCTATGAAGTTAAAAGCCAAAGCAAAAATAGCTCGTGGTTTAAGAGGTCCAAGTCCAAAGATGAGACCTGATATATTTAGAACTACTGGTAAAAGAGCAAAAGAAATTGAAAGAAAAGCAAAGATAATAACAACTACAGCAAAACGTGACGATACTAAAAAACAAATAATCAGAAGAGCCATGGGAGTAAAAGAAGGTAGTTATAAAGTATCTATCGCAGGGCTTCCAGATCTGTATATGGACGATAAAACTCCTGGGCAGTTATTACAAAAGCTAAGGAAGATAATTAAGCAACCATCTATGATTACAGATGTCGAAAGAACTACGACAGCAAAAAAGAGAAAAGTTTTTAGAGATAAATCTCAAGGAAGAGAAGAAATAAAGAGCGAGTACAAGTACGATTATGGTTCACCAGAATCTGTAAGATTAATGAAAAAGATTACACCCGGTGAAAATGTAAAAGAAGGAATGAAAGAAAGTACTGATGCGCCAAAAGGACCAGAGTCTTATGAAGCACAGTATAAAAGAAGACTAGTAAAGACTACAGATCCCGAGCATACAGAAAAAGGCTATAAGTACAGAATCAAAGGTAAAAAAAATAGTGCACTTACCAAAAAGTTGTATAAGTCTAAGCCTGATCAAGGAGAATTTAATAAACAAATGAAAAGGATTGCAGGCCATGAGTTTGGTTAAATTTAAAACTTTTGTTGAAGCAAAAGGCGAAGATTCTAAAGGTCATTTTCGCGCTACTGATAAAGGCGCAGGTATGACTCAAAAAGGCGTCGATGCTGCAAATAGAAAAAGTGGTGGTAACTTAAAAACAGCTGTAACTACAGAACCATCAAAGTTAAAAAAAGGTTCAAAAGCTGCTAATAGGAGAAAAAGTTACTGCGCAAGAAGCGCTGGACAAATGAAGAAGTTTCCAAAGGCGGCAAAAGATCCTAACAGTAGATTAAGACAAGCAAGAAAGAGGTGGAACTGCTAATGATTAAAAACTGGATAACAGAAAGAATTAAAGAAAGAACATCTATGGACGGAGCAGTTTGTATTGCTCTTGGTCTTATGATATTATTTTTATCGCCATTAGCAAAGATTGCTGCAGGTATCGCGATCGCTTATGGCGTATGGACAATATGGAAAGCTGAGTAATGGCTAAGTTATTTCGTTCAGTTACAGTACACGAGCCAAACAAGCACGGTACTACTATTGGACGTAAGCCAATAACTTCAACTATGAATAAACATAAGAGAAGAAGTTTTAAAAAGTATAGAGGTCAGGGAAAACGATGAACTGTCAATTTTTTGACAAAAATAACTGTCATATTATTATTGGTGTCAATTTTATGACATCACATAAATATGTATATGGACAAAGATCTCATACAACAAATATTAAAGGACTACAGTAAAGTGGTACAAAACGAAACAAACGAATCTAGGCTCGATAGAATCGAAGGTAAGATAGATAAGTTAGCTGATGCTATGATTTCTTTAGCAAGAGCAGAGGAGAAGATCATAGCGTTGCAAGATGACCACGATAACATGAGAGACAGGTTAAACAAACTATCTGTCAAACTAGACGATATTCAAAAGGCAGTTGACGATAACGCAAGAACTGTCGGTATTATAAATAAAGTGGTATACGCGGCAATGGTTGCTGCAGTAGGAGCCTATGTGGCCCACATGTGGATGTAAAAGGAGACAA